TAATTACCGCAGCTACCGGCCAATTCCATGCTTTGGTTAGCGATCCTGCTACATCGTGTGCAAACACAAAATTACCAGCATGACTACTATGATCACCAAAATAAAATATCAAGTTGTTGTTTTCAATTTTGGCAATAAAAGTTGTTTCTTCGCTGTTTGCTTGTGCTTGAAATTTTAATCTTTGAATGGCAGCTACACTTGGTTCAATTTCTACTCCCCACTTGACACCTTTGAATTTTACGGTCTTTAATTTATCGTTAACTACATTGGCAGTCATCAGTCGATAATCATTTTTAAAATCACCATTTTTATTTTTAAATGAAATTCCGTCAGGTTCGCCATCATTCTTTTGAGTCATTACAATAGAGGCATCTTCTTTGTATTCAGGAATGTTGAGAATGGTATTCAGTTTACCCAAGTTTGGCATGCCAAATGTGCCAATGAATTCTGGAACAGGATTGTGAAATTGAGCCTGAATAATGGCAATTCTATCTTCGCTAACTGCATCAATAGTTGTTGTAGAGTCTGTGCCGGTAATTTTAATCAAATCAATAAAACCAAGACCGTGAGTGTGTTGTACGATATCGTGTAAATAATCTTTCATGTGTTTCTCCAATAATAGTTGTTAATATAACAAATCTATTTAGATTTGTCAATGGTTGATATTTTTTATTTCGCCAAGTGCCTGTGAAGCTTTGATAGTTTTCAGTTCGCCGGGTTTTCTAAATTCTACCCAGGATATGTTTGGATCGTAATCGCGATGATCAATCAACTCAAATCCAATACTTTCACACATGGGTACCAACATGCTTCGAGGCACGTAACTCATGAAGCAACTTTCGGCATAGGCCGCTCCAACACCGATGTCGGAGTTATTGTAAGTAAAAAGAATTACTCCGCCTGGTCGTAACCATTGATACGCAGATAGCATCCACTGCTTGATACTATCAAAACTTAAATAGTTAAAAAAATTGTAGCTAAAAATAAAGTTAAATTGATTAAAAGGCAAATTGTCAATTTTATTATCTTTAATCAAATATTTCCTCACACGCGATTTGTATTGATCGTGATAATGTTCTACAGCTGATGCCAAAAATTCTTGATGTACGTCAGCAATGTAGAGTGGATCACTGGCAATTAAATATTGAGTGTATTCACCATCTCTGCAACCAATTTCAAGAGCAGGGTATTTAAAGTTACTGTGTAAATATATTCTACTTAGTAAGTGTTTATCAGGGCTGTCGTCGATGTCCATTCTAATACGACGCCAGTGTCTATAGTTTCTGATGTTTTGTGGTAACATGTCGTTATCAGGAAAACTCATTTCAAGATCATAGTTTTTTTCAAAAAATTTAGAACTTAATTCTGTTATCTTTTTTTGTATTTCGTCTAACAATATTTTGGCATCAATTAACGGGGTAGATAAATCTTTTTGAATCTGATCATATTTACTAATAATGTTGTCTATGGATTTTTGATATTCTTCATTTACACCATATGAAACTGTTTTAAGATTTTGTTTGTTTTTTTCGATAACAGAAGCCATAGACTCTAAATCAATCGCTGTTTGTAAGCTGTTTCTGAAATTGATAAGTTCATGTAACTTCATTGATTATCACCATTTTGGATATTTATTCAAAGGTGAATAGCGTATCAAAAGTTGTTTTAATATCTGTATGATTTGGAATGTCCCACTCCAATACCCCTAACAAGTTTTCTACTTTTTGGTCAACAATAGTGGCCTCCATTTCTGAATCATCAAATGGCAATTCTTTGAACCATGCAGGAATATGACTTTCGTCTGTGGGATATCCTACGCTTGTGTACCCCAGTGGATTATCTTTAAGCTTGCACACAATAGTTTTCATGCCGTCCACAATAGCCATACTGTAGTTGTCGCCATGCATACGACGCAAGTTATTCCAATTCATTGCAGCTCGTACATGACCGGGCATATTTGCACGACCCAGTCGTTCTTCTTCCTTGGTGTACTTTGTTAAATTGTTGACCCGCTTGGGTGTTCCTTTTTCCCATGCCGGTCTATCCTGAAAAGACAATTTAAATTCACGTACTTTGTCATATATATGTTCTTGTCCTGATCCGGTCAGTACATCATGTAACAATTCGCTCAAAAAATCTTGCACAACTTTAGGAGTATCAGAACGCTTGAGATCGAGACCCATGGCCTTGACTTTGCCTGGCTTACCATGTGTATCCAGTCTATTGCCTTCGAGATCGTAAATCAACACAGCATAGCGTTTTTTCTTTATGAATAATCCCTTAGAAGCAACAAGTTCCCGTCCTCCTTTGATGAGCGTACCCATTGATCTTGGTACATGACAAGCTCGCTCCATAAAGGCAGGAAAGGAATCATTGACTTGATCCGCGATGCTATCATATAGTTGGGCACAGATGTCTTTGTTCCATTCCATTCTACCCGCTTCAACCTCGCTTCTAACTGCAGACCAAGCTGTGAAATAGCATGAGTCAGTGTCACCATAGATGATGGATTTGCCGACATGATCGTATTCTCCGAATATGCACTCATTGATATACGCATCCATGTGTCGGGCAATAATACGCCCGGTGAGAGTAGTACTTTGACCAATTCTTTTGTCAAAAAATCTACAACCTGGATTGAGAATTGCTCCGTAGAGACTGTTAAGATTAATCTTTTTGACCAACTGTCTCTTATCCCAGAAAGCCTTGTCCTCATCAGTAGTTGCTTCTTTTTTCTTTGCTTGCAGTTCCTTGCGTTCTGCATACCACCTTTCTAACAGTCCAGGCACAACAGCCTTTTGTTCATAGCTAAAAATTGTACCATTGGCACTTATCATCCAAGGTTGATTGCTATCAAATACCATACGCCAAATGTCAGCTGCACTCATGACATCACTGCCGCCGGCTTCCCAGTCGATGGTAATTTCTGTTCCGGGTTCGCCGTTCATCACAGCAGTATATTCAAGACTACCAAACATGTTTTCCCAGGCATCTGCAAAGCTACTGCCCGAGGCCATTTTGTCTTGAATATATCTGTCGGTCATTATCGGTCTGAGTTGTCCAATAATCGACTCTTGTGCCATGTTAAGAGCGCGGATTGCTGACGGGTAGAGCGAGTTGATGTCAATTGCGCCGATCCAGTCGTGCATGCCTTTCTTGGGGAAAGCAACATAGGCACCTGCTGCTTGTGTGTCTCCTTGGTCATCTCTTCCTTTCCTATTAGGTACAACCATACCTCGTTGATGTGCTTCATTAATAATCGCCTGCTCGGTTACAGCTACCGCTCCCATTGTAGTAGGAAGCAATACAGTATTATCATGTGCCAGTTCATTGGCCAAATCTAAAAATCTTAATTTCTTATCCAATTTGGCAACAAGCATGGTATCCTGCCTGTTGTAATCAATGAACTTAGGAAAGTCTTTGTTGTATAGTTGATCCAGCGTACCTTCATATTGTGTTTTACGCTCATCGAGTTCGTATTCGCCAATGGCATCCAGACTATAGCTGTGTCGTTCTTCATAAGTGTATTTGCGATACAGTTGCATATAGTCCATATGCACTCGGCCAATCAAGTCGAAAGTCAAGTTTTCTGCACCAAAGCGTTCAAATGTTCTTTGCTTGGGCAGTTGCCCCCAAAGACAAAATCTACGTGTATCGTCTTTGCTTAATACTTTAGTAATACGCATGACCATGTAAGGAATATCAAAACCCTCTGAGTTCCAACCGCTTAGTATGTCTGCGTCGTCGATTATGTCAAGGAAAGTGTTAAGTAGATCTTCTTCGCGTTCAAACAAGAAACAGTTATCATATTGATTGCAAATTTCTTGTGCAGTCTCCCAACTATAACTTTTTGGAGGGACAACAAGCGTGACCATTTTGTCCATCCAGTCAAGATAGACACTAATAGCAGTAATTGGATTAAATGGATCTTCAGGTCGACTAAAGCCCCTTACTGGATCAAAGTCAACCTCAATATCGAAAAACGCAGTATGTAACTGGGGAGATGTTGCCCCCAGATAGTTTTCTTCGAGACAGCGAAATACCGGATTAATATCCGACTCCCAAAGTCGTTTGTTAGAATTGATACGTAGTTCTTTTTGAAATTCTTTCTGCGAACGACTCGAAAACCTGCTAACAGGAGTACCATACACAGTACGAAATTTACCACGCGGGTCATCGTAGTAAAAGATATAGGTCGCGGGATATTCCTTGTATACACGTTCACTACCGACACGTTCAACAATGTGAATACGATCCTGACCCCGGTCATATAATGCATCAACATAACTCATGTGTGTATTTTATTTTTTATAAAAAAGTAAGTCAATTATTTGCTCGCAAACAATTGCAAATCGTAGCGCCAACCACATTAAACCAGCAATAAACACACCCATACCTATCCAATAGCCAAGTATAGATAAAAAGATATTAAGCATTGGCAAGTATTCTTATATAACCTAAAGCGTCAATGGTAGTAAGCAAGAGGTAGTTAGCCAGCATGCCAAAACTACCACGACTATAAGCTGCCCAACTATAGATAGCGCAGCCAGTGATCCACATAGGGTAAAGAACCATGAAGGGAGGGTCTGGTACGGTGACAGCCATGATAACGCTACACCCAAGACTAATAGCCCAAGCAACCAGCTCGGCAATAAAGCGCAAAGGATGACTACGCCAATCATCTCGTACCCAAGTAGCTATTCCAGATACAGAATCTATCAAAGAGTTTTGCCTACTGTTTGAAGAATGGTATTTAGTTCTTCATTATCAGCGTTCTCTTCACCAAGTTTTGATTTGAATGCAGTACGAATAGCTTTTTTAAGAATAGAAGGTTTAATCTCCATTTCCTCTGCTACAGCCTTAATTGTGTCACTCAATCCAGCGTTGAGGTCTTCGACTTCTTGCATAATAGTCATACCTTCGTTGATAATTTGTGTAAGTTTAGCTTTTTGTTCGGAAGAGAACATACGTGAACTCATAAAATCTCCTAAGT